TGTATATCCATTGGCATCTTCAGAATAACTGTAACTATTGATTAATTCACCATTGACAAAAATAACAAATTCTTCAATCAAATCATACTGAACATCTATGGCGAGTTGATTGCCGATTTGATTGCCAATAAAACTTTGTCTATACAATTGATTTCCGCCACCAATTCCGTAGACAGATACCACTATGATGTCCCCGTCGCTGGCAGCAGGAAAACTGATATTATCTACTATATTGACCGTTTTAGTGACCCAATCTACCGTATAATGCACTCCTAATAACAAATCTCGCCGTTGAGTTTGATTAGAAACCAATACTTGTATGGGATCGTTGACAACATTGGCAAATCCAACCGAAGTTGTTACTGGGTTGTCATAGACAAATTTTATGTAGCTCAATGAAAATCCGTGTCCGTCACCTTGCCAGTCTGCACCGGGATTAGAGAACACACGAAAATCCAATGTGTCAAAGATACTACCCGGTACTAATTCTTCGGGTGCATGACTGCTGTACTGATCTATAAAGGCACCACCGGACACATTGATGTCACTGGTCCTAGTGCCCAAGTAAGTATCTAAGAAACTGCTTTCGTAATTCACATCAAGTGTAGTCAAATTGTCATTGAACATCAGCCCATAGACTTGTACCCCAGGATAACTTATACCGGACATTAATAATTCAAGATCTACTCCAATTTCGGTCTCGTTTGGTGCATAAAATCCCTTGGTTCGATCTACACCACTTAATGTATTGGGGTTAACCGGAGCCCAGTTACTCAAACTAAAACTGCTGGACACATTATTTTGTATGGCGACCCATGCTCGATTGGCGTATCTGACTTTTTGGCCGATCACATAGGTTATACCAGCTGCCCAATCTGTGATATCACTTTGGTACTGATATCTGTCAAATTTGATTGTGGTCTTTAATTGTCTTATCAGTGGATTGCCCATTACTGGTATTAACAATGCGCCTGATCCTGTGCCTGACACTGTTATAGTAGGAGTTAACAGATATCCACTACCTGGATCTACCACTGTGACTTCGCTGATGGCCCCGGAGATATTGATATTTGCAGACAAAATAGCAGGGCTGGTACACTCGCCTACCACGGTTAAGATGGGCGGCTCAACAAATCCTGTCCCACCATCCACAATATTGACATTGTCCATGGACAACTTATAATTGTCAAACCAATAACTGTATGGAGAAGTTGTCCATAATTGGCTGGTAGGTAATGTGTCGCTGTCTTGGTTTGCTGTGCCTGTTCCAGTGGCAGTACTAAGTGTATAGGGAGTCAGTATAGGGCTTATGAATTTTGGAACAACAAGATTAGTATTGTAGTAGGCAGGTATATCAAAATCCAAAACATTCAAATCAGCAATATCAAATCCATTATATATCAAGTTTAATTCGCGAACCTGCACATGATAAGGCTTGACTTCTTGGATATAGTCAATGACAAATTCTTGATTGTCTCTATTGTAAATTTGATATGGTAATAGTTGCCTAATCTTGTGATCAACATCAATTAAACTGGTTTTATATAACCACTGTGGTGCCAGGGTTTCAGATAAAATGAAGTTAAACATCAATATCAAGCATCGATTTCTTTCTATCAATAAATCGTCAATCAAGAGCTCTTGATTAATGGCTTCCAGTATTTTTCTAGTTTCTGTGACCGGTTCTTGATCAAAGTATTGAAAATCAAATACCTCAACATCAAAACCAAATTTGCCATATTGGTAGTCCCAAATAGCTTGACTGATTTGTATTGTGCCGTTCTGCAAACCCACTCTGTTCCACCCGGTGGAAGTTTTCAAATAAATTTCAAAATTATCATTGGCATTAAATCTAACTTTGACACTGCTGCCAACTGGTAAAGTCAATGTGTCTAATTCGGAAGCATAGTCAATTTCTGCCACTGGTGTGATCGAACTATTATAGCCAGGTAAATACCAATTTTGGTAACTCCAGTACTTTTTGGTATCATAACTCTGTACTCTGACCAATTGTAATGTTTCAAAAGTTTTGCTGGCTGTGACTTGGTTAATGGTCCAATAACCAAATTGTTCACTGTTTGTTTCTACTAGATATCTGTAGCCGACCGGAACAGCATCAAAATCTTGATAGCTTAATTCTTCTATATTGGCCACTTTTGCGTCCCAGGCACCAGTACTGCTAGATGGATAAGATTCGGCTGAATTTAGTAAATTAAAACTGCGCGATTCTGCAATGGGGTATTGACCAAGAATAGAATTAACTCTCTTTAAATAATTTTTTAATGCTGCAAATCTATCAACAAACATGCTTTGTCTTGGTCGGAAATTTATTCCGTAACGATCAGCGGGCCTTAACAGCGGATCCGGTACTAGATTGCCCTGTGTGTCTGCACCACAAAAACTATCTAGTAATTTTCTGTAAAGATTGGGAGGTAAAAATCCATCAGGTCGATCTTGCGGTACCAGTTCATACTCAACATGCACAGGATTGTCGTTGAATTCTTTATCAAATTCTATTGATAAAATAGTGTCTTGTGCATTTATTATGCTCTCGCCGTTATAGATAGCAAAACTACTGGCATTTAAAAAAGCCAAATACGGAATGCCAGATGACTTGGGATCAGATATGTATCTTTCTATAGCAGAGGTACTTAGAGTCTTTGCCTTTGCTGATTCAACAAAAGTATTGCCCCTGACCCAGAAATAATAGTTGGTTCTGACTACTCCGGATGCATCAACATACCCTATGGCATTGAACGAAGACAACGATCTAGGGAAACCCGGACCGGTATACTGTGCAGGAGGTACTTCACTTTCTGTCCACTGATAGACTTCTATCTGACTGCCAGGAAAAAGTTGACTCCATCTTGCTGCAGCATACTGTATATTATCCTGATTGGGATTAATAAATCTTGCATTGGTAGTATCCCACCAAATTTTTCCTAATTGAGTGCCATTCCATCGTCGACCATAGTTGTTAACCGGCCCCACATTATAGGCAGCAGGATCAATGGCACCTATGTAATCTATGTTTTGTCTTGCTGCACCCAGTATTTTTCCTTGTAATGGATCAATAAAATCAAAAAAGTCAGTGCCTGGACTTTGTAGTAAATCATAAGCAAAGGCATTGTTGATTAATTTTATGTCAACAACAGGAGTTTCTTCTCTGATCACTGTCCAAGCTGGACTATTGTTGGAATTTACAAAAGTGTTAAATCTTCCATAGTTCAATTCACTCAGAGTGCTGTCGCCCAGGTCATTGCCCGGACTGGTAACTAGTAAAGAATTTGCAGTATAGTCAACCACTTGTCCAAATTTATCCAAACTTTGTAATCCGGCAGCAGGATAGATCTGTTGTCCAAATACAAACAGATCTGGATTAGTTATGCTGCTGGATTGACTTGATAGTAAATCAAAGGTATACACTGCACCGCTTTCGTTGGGCTGGGAATATACACTAGTGGCCAACCCATCGAAATAAGTATCTCCTCCATCAAAAGTCATGGGTATATAAGATGAATCACGGGGTGCACCGATTACCAATATATTTGAGCTGTTTTCGATGCTGATCGATTCGCCAAATCTTGCAGATACTAGTGGCCTGGGACTGAGTATTGTCTGTGTCTGCACAAAAAGTTCTAGTCCCAATGCTGTGTAGACATTTGTTGAATTGACAAGACCCAGCCCGATCTGTAGTTCGTTCATTCGATTAACAGTGTCATTGATCAAGGACAATGTGAGCACACCGGTAACAACTTGGATATCTGCTGTTGAAGGCGGAGGTGTGGTAAAAGTTATTGTTTTAGTAACTAGATTAATTGTATAGTCTACATTTTCGATTTGTAAAATATCATTTTTATAAACCAATGCAGTATAGGATGTGACATTTTGATATGCATTGTCGATGGAATATGTTTTTAATACACCATTGGGTTTAATAGTAATGTTGTCTGATATGCTGGCTTTGACATTAGGAACCGAAGCATTGACTTGATATTCAAAACCTATTAGATTAATTATGGCAGCCAAGACACTGGTGGTTTTCAATTCCCAATAGTCAGTGTCGGATATCGGAGTAGATACTGGAACATCTTGTAAAGCTTGATATACACTGTAAATGCCGGCATTTAAAGTCAGTACCACAGTGGCAAATTGATAACTGCTGGCCGATGACCAAATGCCAGGAACAACAACATTAATGTTGTTGACTCTGAGACTGTCACCAGCTGCCAAAACAGGATTGGCCACTGTGGCAGAAATGGTGTTGTACATTCTAGCTTGGTTGACTATTCGTTCAACCTGACCCGGTTGTGGTGTTTCTCCATTGTTTCCAGGTACCCCAACATAAACACTGCAACTTCTATTACAGATTTTCACTGCAGAACCATATTCCGAATACTGTTGCGGATTCTCTGCTGTTAATTTTTCTAGATAATTGAAACCATTGATGCTGATTTCAATCATATCGCCGACTTGTAGTGGATAGTCAATATCAATGGTGTTGGCACCTGTGACAGTGAAATTTCCACCGATATTATAATCAGTATTGATCAAAATAGTGTCATTGACTTTGACTGTGATAGGTGTATTGAAATTAACTGTGGTTGTGTATAGAGTTTGATTTGCATCATCCACAACAAATCTTTCAATTGTTCTTTCGAAAACATAGGCTGCACCCACATCGCTGATGGAGTCTACAGTATCGGTTTTGGCGCCTATCACAATTTGTGAACCGTCGATACTGCAATCGATGTTTTGACCAAAGCCAGATCCTGCCACCGAAATAGGCGGTTCTAGTTTGTCCACATACTGATAGTATGTTTTTGCTCGAATTATGATATTGTCACTGACAGATTTACTGGAAGAAAATGTTATTTGTTTGGTGGCATTATTAAAGGTATAATCAAAAAACGGTCGTTGTAGAATGTCATTTATGGTAACAATAAAAGAATAGATATCAACGGCAGTATATAGATAATCACCGATCAAATAGCTGGCTGTGCCAGTTCCATAAAAACCATAGATAAATCTGCGTCTTATAGTCAATATTTGGTCATCAGCTGGTGCCACATTTAAAACTATGTTACTGGCGCCTACAGAATAATCACTCAAATTCAATAATTGATTGTCAAGAATAACCACTAATTGATTTGGTTTGGTACTGTCAATGACAATGCTGTCGTCGTAATTATATGATAAAATACTGCTGTCTGTTTTATATGCCACTGACTGCAATTGAACCGGTACTTGAGCAAATGCATACACACTGTTGATACCAGGTGCACCGACATACATCCACCGTTCATCAGTGCTGATAACTACACTTTTTCCAAACTCAGCAGATTCGCCAAGATCGTCAACTGGTAAACAAATTTGAGAAAATTCAAATGTGCTGCTGCCAGTCACTTTGTTCATCACAGCAACCAATCCCATATTTGTTATGGCATTTATGTCACTCAACGGAGCACCAATGGCACTGTAGTCAATATTGCCTATGCTGACACTGCGACCAAAATCTTGTGTGCCCACTGCATTGCACTCAATTAGACTGTTGTTAATATAAGATCCAAAATTATTTTTAACATAGGTATAAACACCGCCATTGGAAGAATATGCTGGGCTTCCTATATAGGCATAGAGTCCCTGTTGTGATTGAGCAGCACTGACCCCATATAAACTGTCTACACTAGGTGTTTCTGCCGAAATTGATTGTCCTTGGATAAACACTTTTTGTTTTTCTAATACCTGCCAGGGCTGCGTTGAATTAGAAATCCAAATTTTGGCATCGGTTGTCAATTCATTTGCGTATGGTTGATCTATGATATCGCTGGCCTGTGTCACTCTGCAACTTTGTAAACTAAAGGCCACTCCTGTACCAGTTATGACCGTTTGATTGAGGTTTACAAATACATAGGCAATGATAATGGTATTGGGACTGGGAACTGACAGCACTCTATAGACACCGTCGATATTACTGTCAAAATATCTAATAATTATTTTTTGATCTCTGGTTAACCCATGATTTTGATTAAACAGCACCAATGCAGTACCATCTAAATTATCTCTGACTGCTATGACTGAACTGGCTATGCCAAATATTCTATATACATCCCAATCATAATTGTTTACTTTGGCCACCCAAATCAATTTACCCACATTGAGCTCGCCGAGGTAGGGATTCAACGCAGTTGGGTCATCTAAACTAAACACAGTAAAATCAACATCGTCGAAATTCACAAAACCTGCACTGGGGAAACCTGCAGCAGGAGGCAACATTTCTCTAGTAGGCAATATGTTGGGATCGGTTATTAAGTAGCTAGATTTCCAAATATTTTCAACCTGTATGGTTTGATCAGCGATACTGGATTGGCCTGGGTTGATTATTTGCACTGTGGCAGGATTTGAAGTCAAGTTAGCTCGATTTAATTGTAAATCAAAATAACTCCGATTGGCATTACTGCCGTATGTGGCTTTTTGTATTGCCCAATTTTCGTAGATATCAAATTGTGCCACTCCTTTGCCCAAATCTGCAAAGGAAAAAATTTCTGCAGAAGTGATAGTTCCTTTGGTTCCTAAAAATTGTCTATACAGATTTACTTGACTGACATCATTTAAATTCAGGGCAGTCATATACTGTCTTGGCCTAAACCCAATGAGGCCATAGCTGAATATGTCTTGATCTTTTTCTAGGTTGGCATTATATACATCATAGCTATTGGCCAACTGATCACTTTTGTCGGGCAAGTTAGGTAATAATCCTGTTTGAATTTCAGTATAGTCGCTTCTTTTCCATAGATTGTAATTGAAAGTTTCGCTGGGCTGGATTATTGTGTTTGCACTATAATATAAATTCTTGTATTCAACTATTTCTCCTTTGGAATATTTTTTTGTTGGTTCCCAATTTTGAATATTGTCTTGATTTAAAATGAACCCCGGCGCATTGAGTTGACCCAACCAGTTTAGACTTGTAATTGCTGCAATTTTTAATCTGCTCTGTCTGGCACCAGTTGCGGGATCATATATTAGATCAGCAAAAATGCTACGATTGTCCAGCACACAGATATTTTCATAGTTAACTAAATTTACATTGAGATAATTGACAGTTTGATTATTTGTGGTTGTCAAAGTGAATCTATTGTTGTCTCTATCGACAATTAGATTTTTTGTTGTGAGCGGAGATTTTTCCTGATCCAGGATGAGATTTTCCTGTGTTTGAACACTGACATCGTCCACTATGGCATAGGGTCTTTCTACAACCAACCGATCGGCCGATGGGTTGAGATTGATCACACTATTGATGCCCCATCCTTGGGAATCCCAATATAAAAACTCTTTGACCATTTGTTGCCAGTCCAACACATAACCATTTTGATATTCTGTAAATTCAAAACCCAACGATTGCAGTCTGGCGCCGTAACTGATAAGAAAATCGGCCACACCACTGGTAGTGGTGTATTCATAACCATAGGGGATTTGTATAACTGTGTCGGTGTGACTGACACTCACGTTGACTGTCCGCCCACCAGCAGTAATCGGAAGTGGTGGGCCAACATTTTGACTTGCCAGTATTTCAAAATAAGGTTTAGTTGTTCCGTAGCCGTATAGACTGTAACCATTGGCAGTTTTTTGTATGATCACACTGCTGTAGGTTGCTCGATCAAATGGAACATTCTTGTAAAGAAATAAATTATAACTTTCATCGGGCAATAACAATCCGCTGTTGGTGCTCTGCGGGCTGCTTTTTTCAGTGAAAATCTGCAATAGATTTTTGGCAGTAAAGGCACCAAATCTATAGCATAATCTCACATCCAATGAACTGAGATCTTCTGTCAGTATTGTGGTGCTGTCCAATCCCGATTGTTGGTTGAAATCAACAATCCAGTTGATATAACTGGCTTTGCTGACACCATTGCCATAGATTTGTATTCCACTGGCATTTAATCTAAATCTGTCATTCAATAAATATTGATCAAATTCGTTGTTGAATCTATATAAATCTCTATCAGCAAACAGCGAAAAGAATTCAGCCGGTCTGGTCAAGGCCAACAATCGCATGACACTGAACGGATAAGCACTGCTGGTTCTCCAGGCATTTTCCGCTGGCCCGTCATCACCAAATATCCATTGCTGCACAAAACTGTTTTTGTCATAACTTGCAACCACACTGTAAAACGGACTCAATAATTGACCTTCAGATCCAGCAGGTATAACTTTGTTTAGATCAGGTCTGCGATATTTTTCAATTACATAAGTACCAGCAGGATCTCTGACTAGACCGGCTGCCAAATCGTCCCACAATACCAAATTACCAGCTGTGTAAGGTGCAGGACCATATTGATCAGTCCACCAAGTAGGTTCCACCGAAAATCCCAACATTTCCCATGGACGGGTATTGGGGTAAATTGTATCATAAAAATAATTATATATGCCTCGCCAAGCGCCTATGCCCAATGCCTGTCCACTTAATTTATTTTGAGATTGAGCATAATTATAACTGAATTTATTTGATTGAATGAAGTTCTGTGTGCTAAAATCCAGTCTATTCCAACCAATCCAACTGAAAAAGTCAGGTGCCAATATGCTTGTTATTTCTTCCAAACTATAATCTGTGGTTCTGAATTGACCAGGTATTACATCGGCTGCATCTATAGGGACCGGATTATTGTCCAATTTTAAATTGTTATAAATTCTTTTTTCAAATTCCAATAACAAATCGTCTCTGAAATCTTCAAATGCCACAGTGATAGAACCGTCGTGCCCTCTGATTACCAATGTGGGTTCTATATAGGTAGTGTCTAGGTAAATTTCAGGCACAGTGGCAGGATAAAGTCCTAATTTAGTTGGTGTATTTGGAATAAAACTGCCATAAGTGGTAGTGTATTCTCTAATAGATAAAACATCACCAACAGACAGTGTTGTTGTCACAGTTATTGTGGGCGAGTCTACGCCCACTGTATAATCTATGCCTTTGATCAATTGTACATTGTTTAGATAGACTATCAAACCCAAATAATTTGCACTGGTAAAGTTATAAGTCTGTATGGTGTCAAAAACATTCAGGCTGACAGGTGTGATGGTATAATTGGTTTCTGTGTAGACATTGCTGAAAGGCAACATATCAGACCAATAAAATGGGCTGGCACTGGTCTTGTCAAATCCCAGTTGACTCAATATGTCGTTCAGTATATTCGGAATAGTCTGATTGGTATAGTCATTGGTCGCAGCCAAATTTAAAATTTGTGCTTTGACTTTTTCATATTCTCTACTGTTGTAATCTAATGCAGCAAATATATTAAACTGCTTGCTTCTAAAAAAGTATCCCGCCAAAGTCAACGGTGAGCTTTGTTGATTTATAACCAACCCATAGGGCAACACATTGCCCAAGTCTCTGATATTATTGGCACCGTTGATGTCACCGGCAAAATCGTTTAGATTTTCTGCAATACTTTCATAGTGCTGTCTAGCAGTGCCCAAAGTAAATGTTGACGAATTTTCATTAAATGGATTATTTTGTAAATTGGCAGGTATTTGATAAAAACCATATGCACTGGGTTGATTACTCAAAGCCAATACTTCTATCAAAGCGTCGGTGGGTATATCTGTGCTGGACAGTGTGATTGTAGTATTATTAATCTGTGTTGTGTAGGTAAATGTTCCCGGTATCTGATATACTCCTTCCACATAGATTTTCAATACTGGCACGTCTATGTCCAATTGATTCAAGACTTCAATATCTAAAATCAAAGGCTGTGTGGGATCATATTTAAAACTAAATTGCTGATAAATCTGACTACGAGTAGCAGCGGTTTGCCAACCTATTCTGGGTGTATAGTTTGTTCTATCGCTATATTCTTTTAGAGTACCATTGCTGATTTTTAGAGTTTGACTCTGTTGATTGCCTACATAGACAAAACTTTGAGTATAAAAATTATTGTCAAAGACAATGTCACCGATGTTGTTTAAACTGAGATATCCCAACGGAAATCCCAGTATGGGATCGTCTATTCCCACACCAATCTGATAACTGAAAATCTTGCTACCGACAAAATTTGAACTGACATAAACTTCTTGATCACTGTAACTAATACCGGACAAGTCATAGACATCAAACAATGGGGCTTGATTAATGGAATTTTTTTGTTGTGCTATAATCCATTCAAGGCCGTTGAACCAATAGGATTTTCCTTGTGTGATACTTCCGTCCAGCGACACCACACAATTATTAGTCAAAACTGTGTTTGCTTCCGTCAACAAAATTACCTCAGAACTGCTGTCTCCAGTGGGTTCAATAAATGACACAGTGTAAATCTTATTTTTCACATTATTGTCAGTGTCTGCTGCAAATATCACTCTGCTGCCATTTTCAAAAGTATATCCATCAACTGTGTAACTGGGTTGCCCATTTACTTGAGACAGTGCATCTGTGGTAGTGAAATCAACAATATTGACCGGGGGCAATGCCTGTGTGCCCATGTTGTACAGTTGTATTCCACCTCTAAATTCTAAAATAGGTCTTTTGGCTCTATATTCATTGTTTAAGTCAGGGGTAGAATTATTGTATTCAGCAGTGGCGTTGATGACATCAACATGAAACCATCTATTTGTTCTAGACCAAGGATTAAGACTAGGACTGTCCAGTGCCATCAACAAGTAATCTGGTCTTAGCGGTTGGTTGGGTTCTGTGCTGTCTATGTAAATTTCTGGTGTAATATAATCAATGACCGGTAACAGTTGAATAGCTGTTCCCACTCCAGCAACATAATATTCATTATTTTGATAACTGTCTGGCACCACCGAACCACGAAATATTACTTTTAAGTTGTTGGTGAAAACCACTCCAGTTGGGCTGGTGTAGTTTGGTTTACCCAAAATGTCATTGATGAAAATTGTGTCGTTGCTGGTTGAAGTAATCAGTTTAATTACGCCAAAGAAATTGGGATTGGTGGCATCCTGGTAGTAGAGTGTATTAAACACTGCTGACAGCAGGGGAATTTTTTCCAGGTATTCGCTGTTGTTTTTGTACCATTGTGTGTTACTCCACTGTTGCCCGAAAAGAATATTTACTTTGTCATAAACAGAAATTGTCTGATAGGGTTCCACAGTCAAAAAGATATTGTTGTCAGTGTCATAATTGTAGACAATTTTCCAGATGTTATAACGATCTTGAAAAGGCACCTGTGTGGCTTGATCAAACAGCAAACTATCGAAGCTGCCAGGTAATCCGTTATTGACAGGCAATTGTGCAAGAGGATCAAATCTTGTAGTTAAAATCCATCCTTGATCAGTGGTAAACACTATGGTTTTTTGATCTAAACTTGTAATACCATCAATGCCTTGTGGGTTAGCAGTTAAAAATTCGGAAAGATATACATTGTTGATATCTTCCAAAGACAATGATGTGGTCAATAGATCCACAGATCCCAGTAAAGGCAGATCATAGTAAAATTGCTGAGCATCAGCTGCAGGAACTGTAAAAGTTATGGTGCCATTGTTGATGCCGTTATTGTCCACCCCCAATATATCTCTACTGGAAATATTGGGGGTGGCAGCCAGGGTACCATTGATACCAGGCTCTAACTGTATCCAAAAGTTGTTGGGTGCTTGATCTAGTTGAAAGGTATAAGTGCCGCCGCGCAGTAGATAAATTGTGGGCCTATTTCCGGCCAATCCAGAAAATTCATAGCCCCTGTCAGTTCTGGTCACAATGAAATCATCAGTCAATGGAATTGCAGTTGAGCTGATGTCTACGGCATCCGGTCCGTTTGGTAACCAATAATATTGACTGAAGTTGATAAATTTATCAACATTGATAAATGGATCCCAGGCATAGTATTCACTGTTGTAAAGCCTATCTGCCTGTGTAATATCAGCACCTTGTAGTTTTAATGCATCCAGTAGCCCAGGATAAGTTATCACATCTTTAATCACTGATCTATCTTGATCCAACGAAACCACACCAGGTTCAAGTTGATAATCTGTTCTGGTTTTATCTAATTCTATGACATATCTGTCGCTGGGGTTAACACCGGGACCAACTCTTCTACCAATGTATCCTTGTGTCTTTTTAAATTCCGGTTCTTGTGTTAATTGGTCAAGTGTGGCAGACAGAAACTGCCTATTGACAGGAGTTTGAAAAATTTCTGGTAAAAAATCAACTGTTTTCAAAGACATTAAATTACCCCGCTGCCCGGTGCAGTTCTTATGTTGGTGCTGGTCAAAGCAGATATCACTTCGACATTATTTACAGTGGCACAATTCACGAAAATTTCGTTAGGTGCGCTTCTTACTTCGTAGAGATCACCGAAACTTTTTGTTGGATTTAATGGCACAATTACCACACTGCTGACTATACCTCCCATATTTCTGTGGATGTAAGCAGCACATTCACTGAAATAAAAGGTAGCACCAAAATCCCATTTATCTATAGTGAAATAATCATTGAGATTATTTACAACCAAATTCTTTATGGCACTGTCGCTGGCATTACTGTTGACAGCTTTGATAACTTTTATAGTAGCTCTTAGACTTTCGGCTGCTTTTTCTCCAAACAGCGGTTTAAAAGTCACACTGTTAAGAACAATGTTGTCACTGATCATTTTGTAGTTTTGCAAGTTTTTATATGCAGTGGACAATTCATCTATTGTGGGCTGTTGAGGCTCAATCACAGTGCCTGTTGTGTCTCTGATCCAGTTTTGATAGGCAATGTAGTATTGTTGAGTCACCACATACAAATCAATGATATTGCTTGTACCCGGGTCAATTCTTGAAGTCAACGGAGCATTGTGTCTGTATTGATAATACAAGTTTTGTCTACCAGTCTTGACGATCCATTCGCTGCTGACATCGACCAATACTTTTTCGTCATTGACCACAGTGATCAGATAAAAAGCTCCCACCGAACCAGTATTGGTCACTTGAGCATAGGCATAGAATACCTGCCCTGGGTCAAATTCTTCCTTGACTAATTCTATACTTGTTAATGTGGGCAAATCTCTATAAACTCTGTCATATGACACCAATAAATATCTTTCTAGATTGTCAAAGTCCACAGTTTTTTCAAAGAATACAGTTTTGTAGACAGGATTAGTGGCAGGGTCAACTATTTCGTAAAAAAAGTCTGGATCATCGGCAATGCCGTCGGCATCGCTGTCCTCATAGCTGACATTGACTTGAAAATCATCAACCAATCCGTCACTGAGCACAGGTTGTGCTATTATTCTCAATGGGTAGTCTGTGGTCAAACTTTGATTACTGTCTGGTTGCGAATTAGATCGTAATACTTTGACAAAATCTTTTATGGTAGTACCAGTTCGTGGATCATAGATATTTTGATTGGTTTCGAAAAAGAATCTTGTTTGAAGTACACTACCAAATCCATAGACTAAAAATCTTGTTGATGCAGTATAGGTATCACCGGACACAATAAATTGCATGAGCCAACTGGCATCGCTGTTGGTGCCTGCTGTGCTCTGTGCATTGGCCAAACTAAATTCAGCGTCGACTGCCAGATTTGTATTGGTTATCACATACCATGTTGAAGTGATATTATTGTAACCCAGCCCAAAATTTCTAAAAAGCACAATTTGATCTATGATGGAATTAATAACTGAAGTGGGCAGTGATGTGATCAAAACTGGAATCACCTGCACTGGTATAGCACCAGTGGGCACAAAATCATTGATGGTGATCGGCCCCAATCCATTGCTTAAATTGCCTTGACCGTTGTTTGTGCCATCCCCAATTATGCTGATTGGGCTGGCCCACAATACAGATTTGTCCCCATCTTGAGAAGGGCTACCTACTTGTAATTTATTTTCATTGTCAAAATATTGTCCATTGGGTGCTTGGAATTTGATTAAACTACCCAGCACAATATATTTTGTATTGGTACTACTGGAAATACCAACTGGCACAGGTGTTCCTGCGCCATCGACGAAATACCCAGTGGTCTCGTTGTACAAAGTGGTACTTTGTTGCCAAGTCAGACTCAGCGAAGTCAATGATGGTCTTGGAAAATTTTCATAATAAAACTGCGTGAACTCATCTCTGATAATCGTGGGTTCAATTTGATTATTGATCACATTGGCTATGTCATTTTGTGTCAACCAAGTAAAACTGAATGTGGGCAATTGATTGTCTTCCCATAATGCACCATCACTGCCGAAACTATTGGTGCTGGAATACTTGCCAGTGTTGTCAACTAAATCCAACCATCTACTGGTTCCTATGCTGGCACGATTTACAGCTTTGCTTTTAATAATGCTGTTGTACAAAGTAAACGGAAAATTATTGTAGTCTTCTCCGTTTACCATACGATTCTGTGTATAATATCTCGCAGGTGCACGCTGTTTAATTTCAGCAATGGATTCTCTGGGCTGTGCATTGCTGACTGGTTGAGTTATGCCGCAGGTAAAGGTAATGGTTTCGGTCTGTCCTGTTCTGCTGATATAAGTTATAGGAATGGAAACACTTTGCATTTCTTCGGGATTGATAATATATCTCAGTCCATTACTGGCTCGAACATAACATCGAAAAAATCCCACTGGTATTGCACTAAATACACCATCTCCAAAAACCAAGGTAATTTGATCGTTGACTCTACTGGTCACACTGAACAGTTTTCTTTGTTCAGGATCAAGTTGTTCCACTGCACCAGCAAACACATTGTCTACAAATTGCCATTCTTCAGTGGTATTGCCCACATCGTCTAGTTGAAACAACCATTTATCTTCGTTATTAATTCCTTCAATATTAATATTGACTGTTTGGTTAGTGATTTGTTCAGACAGATTGAAATCTTGATTGGTCAATACACCCTGTTTAAAATAAAAGAAAAAGCCGGTATTGGCACTTTCAAATCCCATTCTGTCATTGCGATACAATATATTAAAGACTGCATTGGGTGAAGGACTGACTTCATAGATATAATCTTCTCCGGCACTGGTCACACTCACCGCTTCAAATGGCATTTGTACACCATCCACAGTGGAATTATAACCCACTATTGGTAAAAATCCCGGTACTAGATTAATACTGTATTCGTCAGTTAATACATTGACTATGTTTTGTCTATTGCCGGGGCGGCCTATTTTTTGACTGTCTACCAATGCTGCATTTATAATGGCATTAAATTGTTCGCGCCAGTTGAGATTGGTGGGATCATTCCAATTTATTGTGATATTGCTGAGGTTAATACCGTTGAAATCAATTACATTTTCAGTAGTTTGTACATTGAAAACTTTGAGATAGCCCTGTGCTGCAGTGTTTCGTTTGGGGGTGTAACCAACTAAATTTGCCAGTCTGACCACACTGTCTCGTCTTTCTGCTGTATCTAAATAATTTTCTCTGGTATTTAAATCGTTTCTGAATGCCAGTGCTTGCCCCATGAAGGCAATTACATCCAATAAAGCAATAAATTCACTGCTTTCTATATAGTCATTGAATGTTTCAGGATAGTATTGTCTTAGATAATCTACAAAACTTTTTCTCAGTGTTTCAAAATCATAGCTTTGAAAGTCAGCTTCTCGAAAAGTCTGATAAATTCTTTTCCAATCCTCGACTCCAAAAATCACTGTTTGTCTTGTAGTTCGTGCCATAATGGTTTGTCTTTGTTAAAAGATATTTATCGTTTTAATTATCTACATGGTTTATATAAAACTGGCATTTCTCTGAATTTGATCAAAAAATATAGACAGTGTTTCAGAAGTATTGCTAGGGACCACTGTGATTTCTATGTCAAGCAGTATACCGTTGTCCTGTGGGTAAAGATTTACTGATTGCAAATATATTCTAGGATCACCTCCTGTTACTCTTTGTATTTCCTCAATCATGACAGCTTCTACTGGCTGTGTTAGATTTTCAAATACAAAATCCCAAATTTTAGTACCATAATCTGGCCTGCCTGGCAATTGCCCCTGTCTAATATTAAAGGCATTTAATAGATCTCGTTTAATAAGTTCGAAGTCAACTAATGTAAATTTTTTGTTTTTGTCGATGGTACTAAAACCAATAAAAGTAGTCATAGTGTATTTACCCTATTAGAAATTTGTGTATTCAGGTCCTGGTACTTTGTCATCCCCTACAATGTTTTTAAATGAAGCATCTAAAGATTTTCTATTCACAGTATTATAAACTGCCTTGGCCTGTTTGACTCCAGCCTGTAATGCATTGCCACCGCCCAGTCCAGCAAATGCGCCAATAATGCTGATTCCGCCAAAATTATTTAATGCACCACCGAGCTTGGATACTTCACTTGATATTCCGCTGAACACTGAGCTGAGTTGCCCCCCGATTGAACTCAATACGCCGGTATTGCCTATCGCTCCTGTGACATTATTGATATCTCCGAGATCAAGATTGGCCAATTGACCAGGATTGGCAAATCCGCTGGTAATGTTATTGAATGCACCGGAAATTGATCCGCTGATACTGCTGGTAATTTCTCCCAGTTTACCGGTTACTGCTCCGGTGATCGATCCCAGCCCTGATGTAATACCGCCGGTAATTTGACCGATGCCGCCTTGTAGTTGTGTAGCTGCCTGACCGATCAACCTATTTGCCACCTGACCGGTCAGTTGTCCAGCAACACCTCCCACAATACCACCGCCCAGAGACCCAGTTAATTTGTTGACCAGCCCACTGGAAAGACCACTGACAGTGCCTAATAATTTTCCACTGACCCCGCCCACTAGATCATTGACCCCAGACGAAATGTTTTTTGTCAAGTTCGAGTTCAATTGCTCAGCTGTTTTACTGACATTACCGGTCAGTCCAGAAATGACCGAATTCACATTGTTGGGGCTTTCGGCTATTTTTCCGAATGCGGCCGAAAATTCGCTGGATTTGGCAAAACCACTTATCACAGCAGCAGAATCGCCTCCCAACTGTCCCTTGATTAAATTCACTGCTGTGTTTGTACCGTACTTGGCAGCAGTATTGATCACAGCAGCCACTTCTTTTTCGTTGATTAGATTTTGTATGGTTCCATTTTTTTCCAATTGCTGTTGTGCACTGGTCATCAGGCTTTCTTGAATGCTGTTTTGCATTTTTTCATTTTCTAAAACATCTTCTATACTTTGTATGCCCATCTTGCCAGTCCATACTGTGGGACTAGATAAAGTAGACACCAAATCATTGGTTTTATTAACCATGGCTGCTACTGCCGGTTTAATAAAACCCTGCGATTCTAATTGCTGTGCATTTAATCCAAACTTGCCCAACCCCAATGCATTTGATATTTCTGCACTGGGTTGATTGACATTTTTTGCTGTTTGACTCATTAATCCCTGCACCACAGATGTAGTCAATTGACCCACAGATGTATTCGTTGCACCTTGTTTGATAAAGTTGGCTGTGTTGATTGGCTTTTCCACAGAAATCTCAGACAAATTTGTCTGTATGGTAGTTTGTTGTAGTGATTTTTGTAAATTAGCGAATTCGATTTGAGATACTGCACTGGCCAGACCCTGCGAAGCCTGTGTGGTAGAATCTAAAACTTGTCCAGACTCCAATACTGTCAAACTACCAGTGGCCAGCTGTTGGTCAAAAACTGCTCTGGCTTGATCTGCAGTCGATCCGTCCGGTCCCTGTACCACATAGGTTACTCCGTCAAAAACAATTTCAAACTTGTTCATGATTTAATCTCAATTGACCACCCTTCCGGCACAGGCACAGCCGTGGGCGGAGGTCCCGGTGGTGTTGGTTCTAATTTGACCGAGACATCAACACCGGCATTGTGATAGGGATAGGGTTCGTGTGTTGGTGCTCTGCTGACTATACTGGTCAACCCCCCGGGCTTGACTTGCCAACCTGTACTATAATTGTAAGTGGTATCATCTAATAAAATTTTAGGATATAGTTTGGGAGTAGATACAGGTATAGCTGCTGGGCCATTCAAAAAAATCGGTTTACCTTTGATGGTCATGGGCCCTGTTGAACTGAAGCTACCTATGGCACCGCTCATTGCAAGAGTACCTTGGGATTTTATTCCCAATACAGTACCAGAATATAAATTGACATCTTTGTCACTGGCAATTTTTACTTTTTTTACCCCGCCGATGTTGATTTCCTTTTCGGCCTTGACATTGAAATTATTGCCAGCAAAGATATTGACATCTCTATCAGCATGAAAATTTATGTCGCCGTTGGTTCTTAAATTAATGCTGTTGGTAGAAAAAACATCCACTGTGCCTTGAGCACCTAATTCAATCCAAGTTTGCCCATTGGCATGAGTGATATAAAAAAAGTTACCGCTGTCACTCATGGTAATTTGATGGCCTTGACTGGTTCTGATTCTTACTAGATTGTTATTGCCTTCCAGATCGCCATCATCCATGACAAAACTATGCCCACCCACACGGCCATTTATGGCCACATCTTGGGGTAAAACTCGATCTTGCAGCAGTTTTTCTTTGAGTTGATCAGACTTTACTCCTTGATATATGGGTCTTCCAGGCGTGCTCCAGCCGTAAACTGCACTGGGAGTTTCTCGCTGACTGCTGCTGGTAATTGGCCCACGCTCTGGATCATTGATAAGACCCTGTTGAAAAAAGGCTGCTGCCTGATAACTGTGTATGGGTTTGGGTTGATTAAAAAACTTAGGATTGTTGGCATTCGCCACACTGTTGTCATTTAATTCAGTGACTGGCAACAGTGTGGCATTGCCAAAATATGTTTGCTGTGTTTTGTTGTTGTAGACAAAATTTGTTGTGGCACCAACAGCTGGTACCATATGTGTCAGCCCGGTCTCGGGTATACAACCAACATAGTAGCCATCGTTGGCATCACCTGCAGGAAAAAAACATAGAACTTTGACCCCTACATCAGGTGGGGTACACCACATTCCATAACTTTGTTGATTGCCTGGGTATTGGCCTGGTCCGTTGTCGCTGGCCTGTGCTACCGGAGTGATACCGTAAAAAGGCGACACATATTTCACAGTTTTCCATAAAGTTTTATCAGTGAGCAACGGTTTGCCTTGTTTATCAATGGCACCAAACTCTTCAATATAGACCTGTAATTTTCCCGATCTGGTCACATCGATGTTATTGGTCACAATGCCCACATAGGGGCCCATTTCACTGGGTACTCCTCCGCGATCAAATTTAAACTCGCGTGGCCTTCCTGTGCTGCGTTCGATATTCTCTGCCATTATGCGTCCTTTGCCATATTTTGGTTAGTTTTTGAATCGGGCTGTACAGAACTGGCAGGCGATTGTGGTGGGGGCACTGTGGTTGATCTGCCAGCTGCGGTCACTCGTGCGATCAATGCTCTATCAGCTCTGGCGTTTTCTTCACGGGCTATGTCAGGGGCTACCCTGTTTAATAGTTGTATGTCACTCGACACAAGTTGACGCACAATTTCTCTTTGATTGTCTGAATTAATTTTTGAATTAAGATTTTTTATAACCAAATATCCATCTAAATTTTGCGTAAAAACACCTCTGCGAAATATACTGGTACAAGTTCTAG